GCTGTATGGAACGCTATCGACACTGCTATGAAATTCTCGAACGAAGGATTAGCTATTGGGGAACGTTCTGGGGACAGTTATATTTTGGTCAAACCAAATCGTATAAGCATGTTCTCAGCAGGTTCAGAGGTAATGTATATTGCCAATGGGGTTATTCACATTGATAACGGGGTGTTTACTTTGAGTTTACAAATCGGTTACTATGTGGAGTCTCAGTACGAACACAACCCTAAATATAATGTAGTCCGTTATGTTGGACCGAAATAGGAGGAAGATATTATGGTACAAGTGGTTGGATATACTAGTCCTAATTATGTAAAACTTGTATTAGACGTAGTAGAAGAGTCCTATGATATTCTGTCTAACACGAGTCTACTTAGATGGACTTTAAAATTAATGAACGCATCCGCATGGGCATTCAATTACGATGCTGACGCTAAGGCTGAGGTAGAGATTGATGGTGAAACAGTCCATAGTGGATATCATGCGTTCGATACACGTAACGGGGCTGTGTTACTCGCCAGTGGGACAAAGACTGTCACTCACGATGATAACGGCTCTAAGACTATAGTAGTATGGGCACGTATGCTGGATATTTCGACGCTTGGAGATATCGGATGGAAAAAAGGCGAGCTCAAACTTACAGATATTCCACGTTCTAGTAGAATTAAATCAGTCGAAGGAAACACTTTAGGCTCAACAATAACCGTGAACCTTGAGAGATATTCGAACTCATATTATCATCAAGTATGGTGGAAAGCTTTCGGTGGGGATTGGATTGATTTAGGAACTACCAATGGAACGACTGTAACGTTTACTCCAGATTTAAATCTTGCAGAAAAAATACCGAACTCTACTTCGGGAGAATTAGCAATATCTGTCCGTACGTATTATGGTTCCAAACGTATCGGGGATGTAGAGGGTAAATATACATTAAGTATACCTGCCAACGGAAAACCGACAATTAATGACCTGATATTGACGGAAACGAATCCTAAACTCGCGGATGTATCTACTAATAATACTTTCGTACAGATATTAAGTGTAGCTAAGGTTAACTTCGGAGTTACACCATATCTGGGCTCAACTATCAAATCGTATTACGCTGAGGTAGTCGGCTACAACAATACCATATCTACCGACGGTGCTAAGTTAAACTTCTTTAGCGCTAACGGTAAATATACAATTCGTGGACACGTTACAGACTCTCGTGGTATCCGCTCGGACACATTCGAGAAAGTTATTACCGTAGTTCCATATTTCCTACCGACTATAACTGTACAAGCGTTACGCTCAGGCAGTAGGAACGACACTATTACATTAGTTCGGAATATCCGTATAGCTCCAGTTATTATTGACGGAGTCCGTAAGAATAGTCTCTCTATGATATTTAGAACTAAGAAAACTTTGGAGTCTGATAACAACTGGACTAAGAATGCTGGAGGAGAGCTCACTAATGTCGGAGTCGAAAACTTAACTAATTCGTCTGTTAATTTAACGGGCACATTCTCCCCAGAGTTCGCATGGGATATTCAAGCTGTCGTGAGAGATAGGTTCTCAGATAGTATCCAACCGGATGGTGTACGATATAATACCACAGCTCCGTCTGAGGCAGTTATATTAAACTACACACCAGAAGGTATAGGTGTGATGAAAATCCGTGAGAAAGGCGCTTTGGACGTAGGTGGGGATATCTACTCAAACGGTAAACTCGTACCGACAGTCCAGTTAGCTAAACCAGATGGTCGCACATTAGCAATCACTGGTGACGCTAACAAGCTTATTGTGGGCGGTCTGTACGCTACTAATAACGTAACTAACTTACCGCAAAATGCTCAGCGTAACGGATATTTATGGATTATCAATCATCATAACTTAACTAATTATCTAGTACAGTATTATACACCACACGACAAAGACGAACTGTGGATTAGACGCATGTATAATGGTACTTGGAACGCTTGGCAAAAATTTGCTATAGACCCTGGCGAGACTAAAGTCGCTACTAAGTGGGTAAATATATCCCTTTGGAATGGCTGGAAATCTAACTCAGGTGAAGAAGTACAAGTATCCAAACACGGTAACCTAGTTACTATGCGTGGTATCGCTCGTGACGGCACATCAGTCGCATGGGGAGCTCAGATAGGATATTTACCTGCTGGGTTTAGACCTGAGCGCATAACTTATATTCAGGCTATTAACGATGCTTACGGTAACGCGTCGATAGTGTTCAAACCTGACGGAGTTATTGAGGCCCGTAAGAACGTAGACAACTGGCTAGGTTTTGACGGCGTCGTATTTACAGTATAAAAATAGGAGGTCATTCGAATGAGTTTAGAATTAATCACAAATCGTATCAAGAATATCAAGGCAGAAATCTCATCTATTAGAGAGTCATCTGGTCAGTTATTCTTAGAGAAACAAAATCTCGAATTACGAGTTAGCGATATTCAAGCAGATATTTCTCGTAAGGACGAAAGTATTGCAGCTCTTCAAAACGAATTGAACGAGTTAACAATCGCTAAAAACACAATCGAAAAATATAGCAAACAGGGAGGTTGATAGTGAATGTCATTTAACCCTTCTGACATTTATGAGTTTGTCGGCTTCCTAGTAGGTTTAGCAGGCTTGTGGGCTTTCTTTGCTACTAGACTGACAAACCAAGAACAACGAATTACTCGTCTTGAGATGCTCGTGGAGAAAAACCGTGAGCAACTTGACAGACATAATATACGTCTTGACAATCATGATTTGGATAATAAGATTATGTTAGCCTTAGTTGAAAAGGTAGACGCTCTTAAAGAAGATATCAAGGAAATCAAAGACGAAATTAAAAAATAACTGGAGGATTTATTTATGAACAAAATTAACTGGAAAATCCGTTTACAAAACCCACAATTCTTTATCACATTAGTGCCAGCTTTAGCTTTATTAGTGCAAACTTTTATGGCTATCTTTAACGTATCTGTGGATTTCAGTGCAGTATCTGACCGCATGTTAGTGTTTATCAATGCGTTATTTGCAGTATTGATGATTATTGGTGTGGTTGCAGACCCAACTACTGCTGGATTTAGCGACAGCGCACGAGCATTAGGATACACTAAACCTAACGCTGACAAATAATTTAACGGGGGTCTGTCTGTACAGACGGACTCCTATATACATACGCGATATTTACAACTCCTTAAATGGGAAAGAAACCCATATGAAAAGGAGAGATTATTATGAAAAGATTATTATTATTCATTGAAGGTAGAGATTGGACATTACCGATTGGAGTGACTATTATTGCACTAATCGTTCTAGTAAGTATGAACGTATCAGCATCACTAACTTTCGATCCGGCTATGAGAGAACAACTAGTAATTAAACAATGGTTCGATACAGCTGGCTGGTTGGCAGTGATATTTGTACTAACTACTTACGTGGAATGGATGGTGGAGAATTGGGCAGTCTATACGGAATGTTATTCTCACCACAAAGATTAAGGGAGTCTACATGACTCTCTTCTTTTTTTCTTTTTCGAAATCCAAAATTTTCCCAGTGGGATTTTTCTCAAAAACAAAATGAAAGGAGTGTATGAGTTATGGAGACAGCTTATATTCTATTTGGATTAACGTTCTTATTAGGTGTGGTCGTGGGTGTACTTGTGACTAGGTATATTTACAATCACCGCAAAGTGGACGGGTTTATTACGTTTTTCAATGCGGATAACATGGAGATGCCTATGCTAGAAATGAACTCGGACGACTTTAAAAGTAAGACTGTAATAGTTTTGCGTAAAAAGTCCGTACGCGAGTAACGCGATATTTACAACTCCTATAATGGAACATAAAAACCGAAAGGGGAAATAAAAATGAAAAAAGACAAAATTACAATGGAATTAGAGATGCAAATTCAAGAGCTTCTCGAACAAATCCCAAATTTACAAGGGGAAGAAAAGACCAAAGCAATCGAGGATCTACAGAAGTTAAATATGGTTCTTAACGAACGTCTAGAGGGAAGAAAGATTAAACCTTGGGAGACGCCAGTGAGAGTCGTATTAGACGGTATCGCGATTATTGTACCGATGGTCTTGACCGCAGGCTTTGTGGCAGCAGGATTTGAGTTCGAGAAGACTGGAACTTTCACATCTAAGACATTGGCGTTTGTAATGAAGTTTTTAAAACTCAAATAAGTCAGCAAGTTCGAAAGGTGAGGGAATTTACAATCCCTTTCCTTTTTATCTTTTCGCAATATTTACAATCTGTTTAATGGAAAAGGTAGTTTAAAGTCGTACGCTGAAAGAGTGCGTCGCAGGCCAGAACGCCGGAAGGTGAGGGTTCGATTCCCTCTCTGCGAAAGCAGACAGCTCGATTGGTCCGAGCACCGGAAGCGTGGAGTTCGAAACCCACTCTTTTCCACCGAGACAGTAGCTTAATGAAGAGCACCTGATTATCAGGAAGAGGTGGCGGCTCATTCCCGTCCTGTCTCATATATTAAAAGAAAAAGATAGTTCAATGGTTTAGAATACCTGGATTGCGAAAGGCCAGGAGACGGGGACTCGAATCTCCCCTCTTTTTCTTTTTGCCGGGTTCGCAGAATTTGCAACCTATATAATGGAAGGGATCCATGCCCGGCCCGAAGACGGCCCCTTCTAGATAATGAGTTCTCGCCGCTCATTATCACTTTTTGTTTTGTCTGGTAAAAACTATAAAACGCGAAGGAGGAAAATCAGATGGAAAAACAACAAATGTTAAAAGTAGCGGGGTTAGTAACAACCGCTTTAGGTTTTGCAGTGACACTAGTGTCAGGTTGGATTGAGGATAAACAACTAGACGCGACTGTTGCTGAGAAGGTAGCAGAGGCAGTAAAGAAAGCAATGGAAAACGGAGGTAAGTAAAATGGATTTTAGAAAATGGGAAGACAACGAAGAAAGCATGGATAAGAAACTCTTAGAGTTTAAAAACTTATTCGAAAGCGAGCTAGTACCGCTAGTGCATAAAACAAAAAAGATTAAAGCTGGTGTAGTATTGGACGCATTCAAAGCATGGAACGAAGGCCGTTGGAACGAATTTATGGAACAAACTAAACAAACAATCAAAGGAGACGATACAAATGAATAACGAACAAAACTTAGGAAATATCTTAGAATCTTTAACACAAAACGCATTACAAACTAACGTGAAAGTGAACAAACTTGTACAAGCGGTTATTGCTAACCACAACACTACAGGTAAATTAGTAGAATATACTAACCGCTGTGAAAGAGTATTCAAAACACACCGTAAAAATATTAAAATGTTAGCAGTCGCTACTCTTATTACTACAGGTATGGCTTATATTACGGCTAAGCGTGTAGACTATTTAGAAAATAAGATCGAGCGATTACAAAAAGAACTTAACGAATCAAAACTAAAAAAGTAAGGAGGGTATTCTTATGGTAATCTACGAGAATATGATTAATGATGAACGGTGGTATAATGCTAATCTATATTTAGAGAACCGTGTATTATACGCCAACCTGACTGGTGCTGAGTGGGTAGTTCTTGCTCGTAATGTCGACAGTTACTATGCCGATGATATGGATTTGGAGGTGGTTATGAGTCCAACTCCTGTGGAGAATTATGAATTTACTCTATTTTCGTTCATCGACCAATTCGTGATGGTTGAGTTGTTTACTGAAGATAGAAGTTCTATCGACGCTTGGACTATGACGTACGCCGAGTATATTCGTGCTAAAGAAAACTATTTGGACGCTGAGCGTAAAGTAGTAGAGAGACTAAACGCTCAAATGAGGGGGTAACATATTCTATGAAAATTGAACAAATCGTTAGTCGAACGAGTTATACATTAAAGAAACACGGCCCGCTTATCCTATCAGTTTTAGGAGCGGCGGGTGTTATTCTTACGGCCAAACTAGCATCAGACGCTGGTAAGAAAATAGGTAAGTTGGAGGCTGAGACTCCTGAATTTGTGGAATACGACTTATTCTACGAAGAACCACAGCAAACTGTTAGTACGTTAGGTTTATATTTACCTACTATTGTGTGCGGTGTAGCGACAATCGGGTGTATATTAAGTAGTTCATTCTTAAGTCAGAAACGACAAATGTCTCTTATTGCGGCATACGCAGCATTAGACGCAAAATATAAAGAAATTAAGAAAGACTATTACGAAAAGCATCCGGACGAGTATATGACTATTCGTAAGAAAGAATATAGCGAGTCTATGCAGTTCATGAGCGAGAGCGATTATGACGAACTGTTATATTACGATGAGTATGGAAATCGCTGGTTCAAGAGACGTCCTTTAGAGATGATGAACGCCGCATATCAGTTCAATCGTCAGTTTATTCTAAAAGGATACGCTAACCTGAACGATTATTATATACTAGTCGGATTAGAACCTACCGTAGAAGGGGCTACTATTGGTTGGTCTGAATATAATGACGATGGTTATGCTTGGGTGGATATCGTTATGCGCTATATCGAAATCGATGATGATGATGCGCCTGGATATTATCAGATTGAATTCCCATTCGAACCATCTATTGATTATTTAAGTTAGTAACTATTATAAAAAATACGAAGGAGAGTTACATATGGAAACAAAAGTTAACCTAATCGACAACCGACTATTTATTAAGTTAGACGACAACGCGTGGTATTTAGTGGATAGTTATAAAAGGACTAAAGAAGTGCTTATTGGGGATATTGGATTTGAAGTGCGACGTAAAGATGGGACCTCACTTGGATATACGGAAATTAAGAAGAAAGACGACTTATATTTCTCATTAACCGTGTACGATGATGATACATTCCCAGTAGTAGTCAACAATCGTGTAACTTTTGATGATATTAGGAAGATGTCTGCACGTAACCTTACAGACGATGCTGAAGGTATGTATATTTGGAATTGGTTAAATCATAAGTCTTTAGAAGGGAGAGGTTTGTAATGGAATTAGAGATTACTATATTAAAGAATAGACTATTCATGTTACTAGACGATGGTTGGTATATCATTAACGACATAAAAGATACTCAGTCGATTTTAGTAGACTATCATTGTGTGTCTATTAACAGAAAGAACGGTATCGAAATCGTATATTACGAAGACCGAGAAAATACCGACAAAACTGTAGACGTTAGAGTATTTAATAAAGACGGGTATTTAGTTAGTGATACATTCACTCTAAGTTTTGAGGAACTTAAAGAAGCGTCCAAACGTATCTTAGAGAAAGATGCTGAAGGAACTAAATTGTGTAACAGTCTGAACAGTCGTTCTGAAGGTCATTACCAATATGTCGAAACCAAAGGAGAAGAAAAATGATTAACATTATTGCTAACGCAGATAGAGCTTGGACTATGAACGAATGTGTTGTCTATGGCGGAGACTTATACGTTCTGAAAGACGGTTTTTGGAGACTTATTCCAATCAAAGACTACGTAACAACTATTCATATCCAATTTGAGGAAGAAGAATGGTTAGCAGTACACACTAGACGTGGTGAACTATGGAAAGTCTACAAATATATGGATTATGTACGAGTGGTTAAACCTGGAGGAGAGTCTGAAGACCATTATTTCCGTACGTTATTTATGCCGTACCAAGATATCACTGAAAAGTTAGACGAGCATCGTATCAAACCTCGAGTGTATATCGATTACAAAGACTATGCGCTAATCGACGGCAAGTTATACGTGAAAATTAATACTGAGTGGGTTTATATTCATTACCCATCAGACTTCGTCAAAGCTTATGCTAGCGAGAAGGATTTTAATTCAATCATTGTCGAGACTTCGTATGATTGTATGTATAATCTAGAATTTAAAGAATCTGGTATTGAGTGGACTATCGCTGACAGACGTCCAGAAGTCACTCCAGTAGTCACAGGGTTTGACAAATATGGAAAACTGTTCGAACGAAGCCGTCGAGATACGAGACTTCTGAAGAAACCAGGTTCAGTTATTCATTACTTGAATAACTATTCTGGAATGTTGGTTGGTAGAAAAGATATTAAGAAAGAAAGTGATGCGAATGAATAGACAAGAACTATTATTAGAGAACACTTATTTCACAGACGAGTTTGATATATCTAAAGTAGAAGACGATTTACCTTTGAACGATGCCGATTTGAAACTTCAACCACTTGGTAATTGGTTATTCTACAAAGTTAAAGGAACTGACTGGCATGTTCTACCGTTCGGTATTGACGAGTACACAGACAAAGATACTACATTTAAAGTGTATATGATGTGTAAAGGGATTATAATCGACATAATGCATGATGTGTATAGCGAGAAACCGTGGCATGAGATTATCAAACTAAATATCCCACAGACATTCGCACTGGAGAACGATTTCTTGGACGGGAACATATCAGCGCAGCTACTACTACAAAATATGAACATAAAACTGAAAGGAGACGATTAAATGACTGTAAAGTTAATCAATCAAAAGATATTTGAAGGCAACACTAAAGTGTTAGACAATATTATACACGTTTGTATAGGAGGTAATTGGTATAAGCTATTTGCTGGTGGTCGTATCCGCGATGTGAAATATACTGAAGAAGGTATGGAATTCACATCGGATTATATTAGCGAGTACCACCCATCTAGACATTACGGTATGCGATATTTACTAGATGGAAGTAAGAGCGCATTCGTGATTAGTCACTACAATAGTCCACCTATGAGAGGTGAGGGCGTACTTATAAAAGTAGAAGACGTATTAAGTGGATCGTATATTGATACCGGCTTAAATAAACACAGTAGAGTAAAGCCTACTACTGAAGAACTAAACAGACAAATCGTATGGATTGAACCAAATTTTGAAGTCGTAAAGGAGAATGAAAATGAGTCTAATGAGTAATATGAAACAATTCACAAAGAAACACACACCAGAAATCTTAATCGCTACTGGATTAGTGGGTATGGTAACGTCAGTCGTATTTGCAGTAAAAGCTACGCCTAAAGCAGAGGCGTTATTAAATAAAGCTAAAGAAGAAAAAGCTGAGAGTCTAGAACTCGAGCCAGAAGATGTAAATCTAACAGTAGTGGATAAAGTGAAAGCTGTCTGGACGGTATATACTCCATCAGCTATTGCGTTCTGCTTATCTACAGCATGTATTATTGGTGCGAACAATGTAAGTCACAGACGAAGTGTTGCTATCGCAACTGCCTATACGTTATCTGAGACTGCTTTTAAAGAATATAAAGAAAAAGTAGTAGAGAAGTTCGGTAAGAATAAAGAACAACAAGTTCGTGACGAAGTGGCTAAAGCACAAATCGAGAAAAATCCAGTCAGTAAATCTCAAGTCATTATTACTGGGGGCGGTGACTCACTATGTTATGACAGCGTATCAGGACGATATTTCAAATCGAACATCGAAAAGATTAGACGAATTGTTAATAATACAAACGAAAAGATGTTTAGAGAAAACTGGGTCAGTCTAAATGAGTTCTATATTGACTTAGGATTAGAAACAATCGCTATCGGTAACGATATGGGTTGGTCTATTGACAAAGAGGGTATGGATATTGAGTTCAGTTCGCATATTGCAGACGACGGAACACCATGTTTAGTGTTAGATTACACTGTATTACCTACTTATGGTATGTGGTAATATATAGCCTCGCAATATTTACAACTCGTTTAATGGAAGGTAAACAAAAAAACTAAAAAATCTTAAGGAGGAACCTACCATGTCAAATTTAATCGAAACTAAGAAAGAAGTATTAGCAAATGGAGAAACTGTTTATGTAGCTAAACTTCGTAAACCAAATTGGAAGAAAGTTGGAATCGCAACAGCAGTTGTGGCTGGTGTAGGAGCATTAACAGCTCTAATCGCCAAAGCAGCTAGCGGAGCGAAACAAACTGAATCTGATGACGAATACGAAGGAGGCTACACAAACGACTATTCAGATGATGATACTCAATCTGAGCAAGATGAAACTGAAATGGATGAGTCTAACGACGATCAAGAGTAATTGAATAGCTTTAAAGAAGGAGGAATGCTTAACACGCATTTCTCTTTTTTCTTTTTGGAAAGGGGAATAATTATGAAAAAGTTTTCGGACGAAACTAAACTTATGGTTGCAGCTCTAGCTTGGTGTGGAGGTGCGTTCTTATTTTGGAAAGCACAAAAGAAATCTACGGATAACTTAATAGAAGCAGCGAAATACACATCAGTGTGGAGAGAGCAATTTGGAACTTTTGGAGAAAATGGAGGAAATGCGAATGGTACTAGAGTCGAACTCACACAAGACGAAGGCAGAAAATAAAGCCTTAGTAGAAAAGCCTAAAGCGCAAAAAATCGTAACTGGGCAAGCAAAACTAAAAAAGAAAGGGTTCTTTGACTTCTTCGTATCTGAAGACGCATCTAGTGTCAAGTCTTATTTACTATCGGACGTATTGGTTCCGAATATTAAGAGACTTATTCAGGAATTAGTGACAAGCGGTATTAATCAACTGTTATACGGTAACGATTATAAACCAGCGAAGAGTTCCGGGAGTACATCACGGGTTTCATATAATAGTTTCTCGAGCGCTCCTGCTACTCAACCAAATAGACGTAGAGGGAATGATATTATCGAGATTGAAGTAGATACGTATACAGACTCACAGAATGTTATTTATCAACTTCAAGGATTGATTGACCAATATCATCAAGCGACTATCGCTGATTTATATGACTTAGTCGGCATTGATGGAGACTTCACAGATAATAATTACGGTTGGAAAGACTTAACTCGTGTATCTGTGGTACCGTACGGACGGAAATTCATCATTAGAATGCCAAGATTTATTGCTTTGTAGGAGGATATTATGGAAATGGTAAATCATCCGGAGCATTATAATCCGGGCAAATTCGAGACGATTGACGTCATCGAGGAATATATAAAGGATCTAAAGGGAATCGAGGCTAGTGACACTGCGAATATCATTAAGTACGCATGTCGCTGGAAACGAAAAAATGGTGTAGAGGACTTACGTAAGTTAGTTTGGTACGCTAATCATTTAATCAACCATATTGAAACTAAAGGAGAGAATGAAAAATGAGTTTTAAAGAAAAATTTGTAGCAGCAGCAAATACTGCGTTATTAAAAGGTAAAAAACACAGCCCTAAAGCATTACTTGTTATCGGGACTGTAGGATTTGTGTCAACTATTGTAGCTGGATGTAAAGCTACTACTAAACTAGACGATGTTCTAGCTAAGCCAAAAGAACAAATTGAGAAAATCCATGAAATTATGGATAGCGAAGAGTTACAACAACAATACGGATATACTCAACAAGACAAAGTACAAGACTTAACTAAGATTTATATTAAGACTGGATGGGACTTAACTAAACTATATGCCCCTACGATTATTCTAGGTACAGCATCGTTGTTATGTTTCTTCGGATCGCACAATATTATGTCTAAACGCAATGCTGGATTAGCGGCGGCTTATGCGACAATCGATAAAGGATTTAAAGAATATCGTGGTCGCGTTGTAGATAAATTCGGTAAAGAAGTAGACCGTGAGTTATTGACTGGTGTAAAAGTAGACAAAGCTACTAAGAAAAAAGGTGAGGAAGCTGAGGCTGAAGAAGCTGTAAACCAACCATCTAAATTATACGCAAGTAGCTACGCTCGTTATTTCGATGAGTCTTGTCCTGATTGGAAATCTAATCCAGAATATAACTTAATGTTCTTACGTATGCAAGAGCAACATGCAAACGACTTATTACGAGCAAAACGTCACTTATTCTTAAATGAAGTGTACGATATGTTGGGTATTCCACGTACAGCAGCAGGACAACAAGTAGGTTGGATTTATGATGAAGGTCAACCATTAGGGGATAACTACGTCGACTTCGGTATTTACGATCCAGAGAATGAGAAAGCTAGAGACTTCGTGAATGGATACGAACCTAGAATCTTATTGGATTTCAACGTGGACGGAGTGATCTTAGACTATATTTGAATGGTAGACATCAATGCGCCTACTAATTACGAAATCCCTTGGCTTTAAAAAGCTGAGGGAAATTTTCCTAGGGGGTTAATTTATGAAAAACAATTTGAAAAATATGCTGAAGGACCCAGGTTTCATACTAGTAGCTTTAGGGTTCTTGATGGCTATGGTGGGTTATATTTATTCGGACAAGTCAGTTAGTGCTAACACAAACCAATCTACCACAACTGGCTATATTGTAGTCCGTACGAACGAAACTGAAACGACGACAAGAACTGAGGTGAAGGACATTAGTAATGTAGACTATATTACAATGGATGATGCGGTTTTAATTGCTAAATTGGTTCTAGCTGAAGCTGAGGGCGAGTCTGAGATGGGAAAACGACTAGTTATTGATACGGTATTAAACCGATTAGACTCTGAGGACTTCCCTAACACAGTATATGATGTTGTTTATCAACCATATCATTATGACCCTGCATGGGATGGGCGCATTGACCTATATTCAGATCTAGACGACGCATTTAAACTAGTAGTGGACGAAATCCAACACCGTACGAATTCAGAAGTTCTATATTTCAGAACTGATAGATTCCACGAGTTTGGAACACCTATGGAGCAGGTCGGTAACCACTACTTCTCAACCAAATAGTAAAGGAGACTATATTATGGATTATGTAACTGGAGAAAAAAGACTTAACTTAATTACAACATTCTGCCCAGAATTAGGAAAGTATGTTGTCGATAGATATAATAGCGACACTGGAGAGTTCACTATTTATCGTTTCGAGAATGGATACGGTATGCACGTATTTAAAAATTATAGTAATTCTCGTGACAGACTAGAAGGTATTGTGTGTATATTCCCTGACGAGAATACTACTATGATGCGATCTGTATTTGATAACGAATTCAAGGAAGATGTATTAGACATCACTTCCCCTAAAGAATTATTAGAAAAACTATCAATAGTTAAAAACTGGACGAAAGGACAATATTTATCATGAGAACTGAATTAAAACTAATTTCAGCATTTCTAGTTGGGGTCGCAACTGGTGCTGGAGCAATGTATATTTACAAAAAGAAACACCCTGAGACTATCACAGTTACTGAATATTACCCAGTGACTATGAAAAAAGTAGAAGATCAAGGTAACGTAATCAAAAACGCAACGAATGAAGCGAGAGAGATTATTGAAAAAGCTACAAAAGAACTTAAAGACATCAATGACAAAGTAGTTCCTATGACTGATTACAAAAAATATAGTGAAACTCTAAAAGGTTACAAAGTAACTGAAGAAGGTTTGAAAGAACTCAAAGAACACTTCGAGGAAGGTAACCATATTGCCGATAAGGAACCTGAAGAAGTCGAGACTGAGGAAGAGGAAGACGAGGATATCGAGATTGTATCGAATGACGGTTTCGTATTAGACTCTAACGACTTCGATTATATTGGAGTAACTCGCTTTAAGGACGATGTTTATATTGACGAGTATTCTGAAGTAATTGAGAATATCGACGATCATATTGGTAAAAAAGCACACAAGATGTTGAAAGATAATGAGACTGAATTCACAGTTAAAAATTATCTGAAAGGCAATCTGTACGAGATTACTCAAGAAGACCAAACTTATGACGAATTCTTGGAGATGACTAGAGCAATTCGTGATGAAGATTAAGACAATTATATATTAGAACAGAATGGAGGTGGTATACATTGATTAATCCGGATCACAGAGCATATCTAATGTGGTTGAAAAATCATGTTAAAGATGAGGACCATTTAAAGTATAACAAATTATTAAATCGCTTATTCCTATGGCAGTACGACTCTACGCTACCAATGGACGAAAATCGAGCAGCTGACGGAGTGGACATGCGATATCGCTACGGTTATGAACGTAAAATTAGTGATCATGAGATTGCTAACTATATTGATGTGATGCAATGTACCATGCTCGAGATGATGGTAGCGCTAGTTCTACGATGCGAACGAGAGATTATGTATAGTCAAGAATATGGAGACCGTAGTGCATTATTGTTTTGGAGTATGATTGATAATTTAGGACTAATCGACATGGACGATTTCGCCTATGACCAAGATTATGTAGATACGGTTATTCGTAATTTCCTAGATGGTGATTATCAGCCAGACGGTAAAGGTAGCTTATTTAGAGTACGTAATACTCACGGACGAGACTTAAGAAATGAAGAGCTATGGGTACAAGCAAATTGGTACCTAGACGAATTCATGTAAATATAAAGAAAGGAGGTAGCGAAATGTAATGTTTGATTTCTTAAAGATTTCAACTAAATCGATTAAAAAGGACGTAGTCGAGATATATCCTAAGTTCATTGTCGGTAGAACTCAAGATTTACTTATTCGAGGAGGAGACTTCTATGCAGCTTGGATTGAATCAAAAGGACTCTGGTCAACAGACGAATGGGATGTTATTCAAGCTATCGATGCTGAACTTAAACGATATTATGAAGACTACAAAAATAGAGTGGAAGGCGACGTTAGAGTTAAATACTTATGGGACAGTTCATCTGGTATGATTGATGTTTGGCATAAATATTGTCAGAAACAGATGCGCGATACTTATAAAGTACTTGACGAGAATATCGTCTTCGCAAATACAGAAGTCACTAAGAGCGATTACGCAAGTAAGAAACTCCCTTATGCATTAGAGAAAGGGTCTTATGATGCGTACGACAAAATCATCTCAACCTTATATTCTGAGAGTGAGAGACATAAGATAGAATGGGCTATCGGTTCAATCGTCACTGGTGACTCTAAGAAATTACAAAAATTCATGGTTCTGTATGGTTCGCATGGTACAGGGAAATCTACAATCATCAATATTATCCAACAGTTATTTACTGGGTATACGACGATGTTCAATGCTAAAGACTTGGGTACAGCTAATAACCAATTCTCTTTAGAACCGTTCAAAAATAACCCAATGGTAGCTATTCAACATGACGGCGACTTATCACGTATTGAGGATAACACAAGATTGAACAGTTTGATTTCTCACGAAGCTATGCCAGTCAATGAGAAGCATAAATCTATTTATCAGAGTGCCTTCAAGTCATTCCTTATTATGGGTACAAACAAACCTGTAAAGATTACTGACTCACGTTCAGGTATTATCAGACGACTTATTGATGTGTCGCCTACTGGTAGACTGTTAGCACGTAAGGATTATCGAGAGTTAATGGACCGTGTCAAATTCGAATTAGGAGCTATTGCTTATCACTGTATGGAAGTATATTTAGAAGATCCGGAAGCATATGACGATTATATTCCAATCACAATGTTGGATGCGACGAACGACTTCTATAACTTCATGAGTGAGTGTTATTTGCAATTCAAGAAAGACGATGGTATTTCATTGAAAACTGCTTGGGAGTTATATAAGAACTTCAACGATGAGGCGAATGTACCATATCCTTACACTCAACGTGTGTTTAAGGAAGAGTTGAAAAACTACTTCAAAGAATATCAAGAACGATATACGCTACCTGACGGAACTCGTGCACGCTCATATTTCAAAGGTTTCATTACAGACCGTTTCGAAGAGTGGCGCAAGACTGAAAAAGTTAAAATTGAGAAAGGTGATATTTCGACAATCAAATTCGAGAAGACTGAGTCATTGTTCGACAAGACATATTCTGACAGTTTGGCTCAGTACGCTACGAACGACGGAACACCTACGAAAAAATGGAGTAATGTTAAGGAGACATTATCATCATTAGATACATCTAAACTACACTATGTTAAGGTTCCAGAGAATCATATTGTGATTGACTTCGATTTAAAAGATAAATCAGGTAACAAATCTCTAGAACTTAATACGGCTGCTGCTAGTAAGTGGCCTAAGACATATTCCGAAGTAAGTCGTAGTGGTAATGGTGTGCACCTACACTATATTTACGACGGAGATGTGAACGCATTAAGTAGAATCTATGATGATAATATTGAAGTAAAGGTATATACAGGTAATAGCTCATTGCGTAGACAGTTGACTCTCTGTACGACAGACGAGATAGCTCATATTGCTGAGGGTATATTACCACTTAAGGGAGCTGATAAAATGATAAACTTTGAAGGTTTTAAGAACGAAGCTGCTCTTAGAACACTCATTAAACGAAATCTTAACAAGGAGATACACAATGCCACAGCGCCTAGTGTGAACTTCATATTTAAGATTTTAGAAGATGCATACGAGAGTGGTATGGTGTACGATGTTTCAGACATGAGACAATCGGTTATCGCTTTCGCAGCGAACAGTACAAACCAATCGGACGTATGTTTAAAATTAGTAGGAGGTATGAAATTCCATTCGGAAGAACCTTCTATTAATGATGAAGATTATATCGTTAGCGACGAACTAGCATTCTATGACATCGAGGTATTTCCAAACCTATTCTTAGTAAACTGGAAGTTCCAAGGTGACGACAAGAAAATGGTTCGTATGATTAACCCGAGTCCTTACGAGATTGAGAAATTAGTCAAGCTTAAATTGATTGGTTTCAACTGTAGACGATATGACAATCATATTCTGTACGGACGACTATTAGGTTATGACAATGCACAACTATATAATCTGTCGCAACGAATTGTCAATGGTGACAAAGATGCTATGTTCCGTGAGGCATACAACATTTCCTATACGGATATTTATGACTTTGCATCAGCAGCGAACAAGATGAGCTTGAAACTACTACAAGTAAAAATGGGTATCCATCACCAAGAGTTAGGCTTACCGTGGGACAAACCAGTTCCAGAGAATATGTGGCCTAAGGTATCTGAGTACTGTGATAACGACGTTATTTCTACTGAGAAAGCATTCGAGTTCCTTAAAGCTGACTGGGTAGCGAGGGAAATCTTAGCATCACTTACTGGTATGACTGTAAACGACACGACTAATACCTTAACTACTAAACTAATCTTCAAGGATAACCGTACGCCACAAGGTTCATTTAAATATAGAAACTTAGCGGACCCAGTATTCGAGTTATCTGAGGACGAATTAGAATTCTTAAATAAAGTAGCTCCTGACATGATGGCTCAAAGACACGGAGAGGCAAATAGCTTACTTCCATATTTCCCAGGATATAAGAAAGAATGGGGCAAATCGACATATCGTGGTATTGAGGTTGGCGAAGGCGGTTATGTATATCACAAACCGGGAATGTATTCGAATGTAGCGTTATTAGACGTAGCATCGATGCATCCACACAGTCTTATTACTGAAATCCTACTAGGACTTAAGTATACTACGTTATATTACCAACTAGTAGAAGCTCGTGTATCGATTAAGCACGAAGACTGGACAGCTCTAGAGACGATTCTAGAGGGTAAATTGATACCTTATGTATCTAAGGTACAAGCAGGGGAGTTAAGCTCTAAAGACCTCTCTACGGCGCTTAAAACGGCAATTAACAGCGTTTACGGCTTAACATGTACAGCATACGAGAATGCATTCCGTGATAAACGTAACCACGACAATATCGTAGCAAAACGTGGAGCCTTATTCATGGTAGATTTGCTTAAAGAGTGTGAGTCTCGAGGTATGAACGTAATTCATATCAAGACAGACTCTATCAAGATTGCCGATGCTACACAAGAACAAATCGACTTCATTTCTGAGTTCGGTAGTCGCTACGGATATACTTTCGAGCATGAAGCTACTTACGATAGATTATGTTTAGTAAACAAATCAACTTATATTGCTAAGTACATGACACCACATAAAGATAAGAAGACTGGTGAAGAAATCTGGTGGACCGCTACTGGTAAACAGTTCCAAGTACCATATGTATTCAAGACTTTATTTACTGGTCAACCTATCACATTCGATGATTTATGTGAAGCGAAACAAGTTCGTACGACAATGTATTTAGATATGAACGAGAAACTTAGAGACGATACTGATTTAGTTAAGGAATTAGCTAAACTTCGTCGTCAATTAGACAAGGGTCAAATCACTCAAGAATTCTATGATGCAGAAAAAGCTAGAATTGAGATGGAGATTGAAACTTGTCACGACCGAGTATTTATCGGGAAAGTGGGACAATTCTGTCCTATGGTGAGCGGAGTTGGCGCAGGTATATTGCTAGCTGAGCGAAACGGCAAATACGATGCTGTAAACGGCACCAAAGGATATCGTTGGATGGAATCTGAAATGGTGAAAGAATTAGGTTTAGAAGACCGAATCGATAAGTCATATTTCATCAATTTAGCTAATGATGCGATCGACGCGATATCTGAGTATGGAGACTTTGAGTGGTTCCGCTCGAACGACCCATATCCTAGAGAAACAAATTATGAAGAAGTAATGCTTGGGGCAAACCCATTCTAAATATAAAGGAGAGAATTAAAAATGGCTAAAAGTAAAATTGTAATGGAGAACGCACGTTTAATCTTTAGAAACTTCGAAGGACGTGAAGAACAATATAATCGTAAAGGTGATCGTAACTTCGGTTTGGTTATCGAGGATAAAGAAGTAGCAGAACAATTAATCGAGGATGGTTGGAATGTAAAGAGTTTCGTACCAAAAAATAACGATGATTACGATGACACTCCGGAAACTGTATATTGGTTACCTGTAACTGTACGTTTCGATAATGTACCACCAAAAGTAACATTGGTAACTAAACGTAAAAAGACTAAACTTGATGAAGAAAATATCGGTTCTTTAGACTACGCAAGTATTAAAGAAGTAGACCTTATCGTGACACCATTCGACTGGGAAGTAAACGGTAAGTCTGGAACTAAAGCATATTTACAAACTATGTATGTAACGATCAACGAAGACGAATTCGCAGACAAATATGCGGACTACGAAGAAGCGTAAAAAGAAAACCCCATGGGAAAAATTCTCGTGGGGTAATTTTCTGGAAAGGAGGTAGTCGTGACTAGAGGAGTATCGTTATTTGAGCATCAAGAAGAAGCTGTAGCGAAAATGAAGAATGGATGTATATTGTGCGGCGGAGTTGGTAGCGGCAAATCGAGAACCGCTCTAGCGTACTACTTCACCCAGCAAGGTGGTAAATTAAGTAAAGATGAGTATATCCCTATGGATGACCCACCTAAAGACTTATATATCATCACAACAGCGAAGAAGAGGGACTCGTTAGAATGGGAAGACGAACTGAGTGTATTTCTTATGACACGTAATAAAGAAATCAGTATGTACGACCATAATATTGTAGTAGACTCATGGAATAATATCGGCAAGTACAAAGATGTACGAAATGCTTTCTTCATATTCGACGAGCAACGAATTGTCGGAGGAGGAGCATGGGTTAAAGCCTTCCTTAAGATTTCTAAATCAAACCATTGGATATTATTGAGTGCTACACCAGGGGACAACTGGTCTGACTATATTCCAGTGTTCGTGGCTAACGGGTTCTTCAAAAATCGCTCAGAATTTCAGCGAGAACACGTCATATACAAACGTTTCAGTAAATTCCCACAGATTGATAGGTATATTGGCACGAAGCGCTTAGAACGCATGAGAGAGCGAATATTGGTCGATATGCCGTTCGAACGTGAGACAGTAGCTCATCATGAGACTATAATGGTCGAACATGACCGTATATTATACAAGGATTTACAGAAAAACCGTTGGAACGTATATGAGAACAAACCAATCGTCAATGTGGCGGAGCTTTGTTATTTATTACGCAAGCTAGTCAATTCGGACGAGAGTAGACAAATAGAATTATTAAAAATAGTAGAAAAAAATCCTAGGGTGATTGTCTTCTATAACTTTGACTATGAGTTAGAGATACTGAAGAGTCTATATTACGGTCCAGACGTGACTGTAGCAGAGTGGAACGGACATAAACACCAAGATGTGCCTAAAACGGAAAAATGGGTATATCTAGTTCAATACACTGCAGGAGCAGAAGGTTGGAATTGCACGACGACGGACACAATGGTATTCTTCTCGCAGACATATTCTTACAAAGTCCTTCATCAGTCAACTGGACGGATAGACAGAATGAACACACCATATAAGGATTTATATTACTACCACTTTAAGTCTAGAGCTACAATTGATTTAGCAATAGCTCGAGTGCTTAAGGACAAGAAAAAATTTAACGAAAGGTCATTCTACAATAAATTATACAAAGAGTGAGGTGGACGAACATGGTTGTAATCTTATTATTACTAATCATTATCATTATGTTGCGTAAAAAATAAAGGGGGCATTGAAATGTCAATGTTTAGATTTGATAACATCGAGAAAGACGATTTGCGGATGGTCAATGGACACTTATATATTCGACACGATAACCATTGGTATCTGTTCGCACGAAATGTTAAAGGTATATCTACAGTAACCGACTACGGAGAAGGAACATTTTCCGTAGTAGACAATAGTGGTTTCTCACATTTATTCTACACTAGACCGTATTTAGCAGGTTTCAGTAATATTGAGATTGTTATGGGTAAATTCACTAATGCTGAGTACGCATGGGATTACGATATTCTTGTCAAGACTAGTAAGACTGCTGAAGAGGCTCATGAGGATGTCAGAAATACTTTAACTAACCTTAATGGTGAATACGACAATCTATTAAGTTTGAGCGTTCACTCTATTAAAAATGATGTTTTCTGTGGTTTCCCAGATATTGTGGAGACTGATGATGCGGAAGACGAAGATGAAAGGAATGGATACTATTGAGTAACGGACAATTCTTTATACTATTAATTGTATTATGGATACTATTTAGGAAACGGAGACGATAATATGGGATTTGTTAACTTTAATAAAGTAAACCCTTACAAATTAGAATTCGTCTATCCAGGGTTATTCTACAAACACAATGAAAAATGGATATGCTTAGCAACAAACTGTAAGATGGACCCAGTGATAGATAGCGAGCCTGGTTTTAGATATCTTGACACTGATGGTTTGATACATCATTTCTATGACGAAGTGGAGTCTAGCGACATTCCATATTATGAAAAACATGAAAGTTATGAGAGAGTTAACAGCGCTGGTAATTCTGTGATATATACGGTTACCGAGTATGCGATACTTAAGTATTCGGAAGACTTATACCATGATGAGCCATGGGTTAAAGAAGTGTTAGACCGTCTGAACGATACTACCAAATTGGTAAGTAATAATCCATATACTGCGTTCAAACCAGCGAAAGAGGAAAAAGCTGATGGAGATTAAGATTGACATTGTGACAGCCTCATGCATATTGATAGCTGTAATCTGCTTAAGTATATATGCTACAGAGGTAGTGTACGCTCGCAGACTGGAGAAACTTAAAGAAATATGTGAGGAGCTTAAGAGAGCTATCAAGCGTGAGAAAAAATGTGTAGCACGACTAAAGAAACAGTGCGATGTGGTAAAAAATACGAAGGAGAATGGTACGGTTACTCTATTTGCGGATGGGGTGCCGTATCTCGCTATGAAAGAAGGAGATTTTAAAAATGGACAATAAGATTTTATTAGTGATATGTATTGCTTTGGCGGTAGCGTTAATGAGCATGCTATTTAACTTAATGTTAGTTTGGAAATTGTCAGATCTTAAGGGTAAGCTGGATTTTGTAGAACTCACTTTGAATGACCGGACGAGTACATTACACAAAGATGATACAGAAATCAGTAATCAACTTAATAAATTAGAATATGACACTAAGGATGCTTTCGAGAAATTGACTAATCATTTAACACGACATGATGACCAAATTGATAAATTAGTCGACGGGTATAAAGCTCTGGAAATTATAGTTAACAAACACACTAAGCAATTAGAAGATTTAGGTAATTTCGCTGGTATCACTACTGGAGAGTTAAGAGTGCTAGAACAAAAAATTTATAATTCATGTAAACCAAAAGAATTACCAGAGCCAGAACCAATCAGACAGCAAATCGAGGATGCTTCGCTAAGAAGCAAAGTTACAACGAACAACATCGAAATTAATAGTCTAGGTACTAGATTATCTATTCTAGAAAACAAGATTAAGCAAAACCTCACAGAAAATGGTTTAGTAGCTAGAGTTAATAAATTAGAACATCAGTTATCTGTATTAGAAAGAGGGTTCACAAGTTTCAAAGGCGGTATTAATAGGGTAGTAGACCGGCATATGGTCGAGGTGGATAGAAGAATTCGAAACCGAATGATTCCTGTGGAAGAAGTAGATATCCGTAAACATAAACCAGACCGTAGACGAAAAGATAATTACTACCGCAGACCAAACAAGCAACAAGTCATTTACGACGAATTTGCTGACGATATTATGAAATAAGAAGGAGACGATTATGGTGGATTATAGAACTTTAATATTAATTGGTGTATGTTTAGCAGTGGTGTTCTTCGGAACTAGATTTTATTACGAGACGAAGTTAAAACACTTAACGAATGTCCGTAATAAAGCAGACGAAATTATCGGTGAGATTATCCCTAAATATATGGAACTCATTGCTATGAATTTCGCTCTAACCGCTAAGCTACAAAAATACGAAGAAATGTGTGGAGAAATCACAGAAGAGGAGATCAAAGAAAATGAGACTAAAGCTACAATGGTTAAAAACAAAATTGACATTATTAGTGAACTGGTTAAGCATCCAGGTAAAGGTTAGATACTTATATTGGTTCGTAGATCATGACGAGTGGAAGTATGAAGGTGACCTGGACGAGGCTAACCATATTATGAGAGAATTCAGAGGGGAGGAGTAACATGAATCCTAAACATATTAATGTTGACATGAACAAGAAACTTATTATGAAGATGTATGTTGGCTTCGTGGTAATAGTAGGATTGGTATTCGGTACTGGTCTGTATATCATCAACAGGCAGCAAGATATGATTGATAAACAGCAGCAGATTATCGAAAAGCAAGAACAGACTATTATCCATAACGGTAACACTATCGAGTCATTAAAAGACAAAATTGACGAATTATTACACAAATGAATAGGGGTTATTAGAAATGAGTATTATAAACTTACCAACTATCAAGAAATTTCACTTAGCAATGCGAGATGGCTATACGGACGTGAAATACGGAGATAGACTAATCGTGTCAGTAGAAAATCCTGACTTGTATAATTTCCGTATTAAAGACTTAAGCTTTGTATATTATCCAGAGCCTGGGAATCCTAACAAGCGTGTCGGATATTACCGTACGAACGAATATGCTATCAAACAATACACAGAAGAACTGGTAGATGGAATCTGGAAAGTGAGAACTGAAAAGACAGTTATATATTAATAGAAAGAAAGGAGACTTGGATTATGGAACAAGAACAATTATATGCTGCGGTCATCGTTATTGGAGTGATATTCAGCATTCTAACCAATGTAGCTCTATATTACTATGGAGAGGCTAAGGACTTGAAACGAAAAGTAAGCAAGGGAGAATATCTGTACGTACGAGGCGAAGATTGGATTGAGCGAGAAATTCGTAAACAGCATGAGGAACGACTTGATAGATTAGAAAACCGTATGGATAATCTTGTAGAGTCGGAATTCAATAACCGAGTAGCTCTCAAAAATGATTTATTCGTAATGAGACAGGAAGTCGACTTAATTAAATTCGCTAAAGGTGTTGATAATGGTGGTTTCTTGGATAGAGTTAAGAAACTTGAAGATAATATGATTAATACCACTTACCGAGTTACTAAGCTTGAGAACGACGATGATATTGTCCGCAAAGAATTCTTATTTAGTAAACTTAGAGATACCGATCGTAGGATTTATGAACTCAAGGATAAAGTAGAAGGGAAGGGTGTTAGCGATGACAAAGCCTAGAACCTTATACGACTTATCTAAAGAGGAGCTCGAGCAATTGGTTATTCGTACGAACGAAATACTTAAGGAGAAGTTTAAGCCAGAACCATATTTCAATCCGGACGACTACTTACTTGAGTATCGAGTTATGGAGCCAGTACGATATAATGGTAGTGCAAAAGAAATCACTGTTTCGGGTGTACAGCATGTTATTGACCGTAGACAAGAAATAGATTACTTAAATATTCATGACACTGATGTCGTGGCTATATTGAAAGATATGATAAGGAGAGCTGAGAAGAATGAATGAGTTATTACTACCAGCATTGGTTATTACAGGATGGGGATTATGGTCTTGGTTACTAGGATATGCTTACGACAGAAAGCTTAGTAAGAAAGACTAGTGGAAAGGGAGCTCAGTATGGACGCAAGGAGGTGTTTATATTGTCCAATTACGAGCGTTTTAGTTATAAAGGGTGCTTATGTATCCTTAGACGTACAGACGGTCTCCTAAACGGTTATATCGGCTTTAAACCGGATATTACGAAGGGTATCGACGCCAAAACTTTATTAGATAGAGTGGATTGGGTCGGAGGACCATTATCTGTGCTATATGATGCGACTAGAAATGAGCTGGAAGAACGTGATTTCAGCGCTTATCGAGTATATCGGTACGTATTTAGCTTCGCTGATACTACTATAAATTGTCAAGAATTACGGGGAATTCTCTGTACGACGGTTGATAGTGTGTTAAAAACATTAAAAAATGATTAAAATTTGGAAGAAAATCGGGATAGAGAGACTGTCTGGACGGCTTATTAGTGACTAAAAATGGTCATTTGTAGGCTGTTCGGACGAGTTTTGTGGCCACTTTTGTTTTTGGGATTTGGCCATTTGGCCACTTTTATTTGGCCAGAGAGCGAAAAATTCACAAAATCTTCACACTTTTTTGGCCAGATTTGGCCATTTGGCCACTTTCTGCCCACTTTCAAAACCGGATTTGGCCACGCAAAAACGTTGATTTGACGCGGTTTCTGAGGGTTCGTGGCCACTTTCCCACTTTTTTTATAATATTTGCTATAAATTAAAAATTTTTAAATATATATAAAACCTCGAAAAAATTTGGCCATTTGGCCACAAGTAGGAATTTTGGGGTTTTTAGGGCTGAATTCGGAAATTTTCCTAAATTGGACAGCCTCGCAGGATTTACAATCCCTTTTATGAGAGAGAAGATAAAAAGGCCGATTTGCGAAAGCAACGGTTTCTCTTTTTGTTTTCCTTTTGTACAAATAGCAGGGAGCTATATTTAAAATTAGAAAGGAGTAAGCGGAATGGCACTTGAAAGTGATTTCCAATCAGGACTAATCTCGGATATTAAGAAGATGTATCCAGATTGTATGGTCCTTAAGAACGATCCGAATTATATTCAGGGAGTTCCAGACTTGTCTATATTCTTTCCGGATGGTCGATGGGCAATGATCGAATGTAAGAAAAGTAAGAACGCAAAGAGACAACCCAATCAACCATATTACGTAAAGATGTTAGACGAGATGGGATTTGCGAGATTCGCTCACCCAGAAAATAAGGAGGAAGTTTTACATGATCTTCAACAATCATTCAAACCTAGTCGGTCAGCACGCATTTCTAGGAGCAAGTAAATATCATTGGTTGAATTACACTGATGAGAAACTGGCCGACACTTATATCAGACAACAAGCAACTCAGCGAGGAACTATATTACATGACTTTGCTGCGCAATGTATTACACTAGGACAGAAATTGCCTCGCTCTACTAAGACATTGAATATGTATGTGAATGATGCTATTGGTTTTAAATTGACACCAGAGCAAGTTCTATATTATTCACCAAACTGTTTTGGCACAGCAGATGCTATTTCTTTCAAAGACAAGTTTCTAAGAATTCACGATTTGAAGACTGGTGTTATTCCAGCCCATGTTGAACAATTAGAAATCTATGCGGCTTTATTCTGTTTAGAATATAAAGTCAAACCACAAGACATTGGAATGGAGTTACGACTCTACCAAAACAACGAAGTGATTACTCATAATCCTGACCCTGAAAAGATTCACGATATTATGCAAAAGATAGTTCACTTCGACAACATTATCGAAAATATAAAAGAAGAGGAGGTTTAGTAGATGATTAATATTGATTTTATGGATGAATATTTCGAAGACTCGTATGATTCGGATGACGATTTATTGCACTATGGAATGCCGAAGCGTTCGGGCCGATATCCTTATGGTTCTGGTAAAGACCCACATCAACACACTAAGAATTTCTTAGGTCGTGTAGAAGAGCTCCATAAACAAGGACATAGTGAAACTGAAATCGCTCAAGCCTTAGGTATATCTACTGGACAACTTCGTAAACAAAAGTCTGTAGCTAAAGCTGAACAGAAAGCTATATTAGCTAAGACTGCTCAAAGTCTACGAGACAAAGGATATTCTCTTCCTGAGATTACAGCTAAGATGGGTTATAAAAACGATTCGTCTATTCGTAATCTATTAGATGCAGGTATTCAAGAGAGAGCTAGCAAAGCCAGAAATACTGCTAATTTCTTGAAAGAGAGAGTTAGTGAGTCTGGTATGATTGATGTGAGTAAAGGTGTAGAGAGATATTTAGGAGTATCGAAAGAGAAACTTCAACAATCTCTTGAACTTTTAAAACAAGAAGGCTACGAAGTATATAATCGTAAACTCGAACAAGTTACCAACAAAGGTAAATTTACTACTATGACAGTCCTATGTCCTCCTGGAACGGAATATAAAGAAGTATATAAGACTGAGAAGATTAATGGTATTGAGAAATTCACATCTCATGATGGCGGACAAACATTCGATACTATGCAATATCCTGCAAGTATGGACTCTAAGCGACTAGCGATTAGATATGCCGAAGATGGAGGTATTCATAAAGATGGTGTCGTGGAAATTCGTCGTAATGTTCCTGACTTATCTTTAGGTAACTCACACTATGCTCAGGTTCGTATATTAGTAGATGGTAACAAATATATTAAGGGAATGGCTATGTATTCTGATGACTTACCACCAGGAGTCGATGTTATGTTTAACACGAATAAGAGTAAGAAGGTATCTAAATTAGATGTTCTTAAGACTACTGAAAATAACCCATTCGACCCAAATAATCCATTCGGTTCACTTATTAAAGCTAATGGTCAGTCATATTATACTGACAAAGATGGTAAACGAAAGTTATCTTTAATTAATAAACGTTCTGAAGAAGGAGACTGGGATGCTTGGTCTAAGAATCTACCATCTCAATTTCTAGCGAAACAGAATAAAGAGTTAATCGATAAGCAACTTAAGCTTACTGAGAGAGACCGATATGCTGAGTTCGACGAAATTATGTCTTTAACTAACCCAACTGTTAAGCGACATTTATTAGATAAGTTCGCATCTGGTTGTGACACAGCTGCTTCGCATTTAAAAGTAGCTCCACTACCACGACAAAGATATCAAGTTATATTGCCAATCACTAGTTTGAAGGATAATGAAATATATGCACCTAACTTTAAAAATGGAGAGAAGGTTGCTTTAGTTCGTTTCCCACATGGTGGTATATTTGAAATCCCAGTGCTTACAGTAAACAACAAACACCCTAAAGCTAAAAGTATATTAGGAAATGCTTTGGATGCTGTTGGTATTAACAGTAAGATTGCTGAGCAATTATCGGGTGCTGACTTCGATGGTGACACTGCATTAGTTATTCCTACTAACCATAAGGTTAAGATATCTAGTGATAAACCATTGCGAGGATTAGTAGGCTTTGACCCTAAAGATAAATATCCGTATCGTGAAGGTATGAAGTTAATGACTAAGAATGCAACCCAAAACCAAATGGGTATGGTATCTAACCTTATTACAGATATGACAGCTAAGGGTGCGACCGAAGATGAACTAGCTAGAGCTGTTCGACATTCGATGGTTGTTATCGATGCTGCTAAACATAAGTTAGATTATAAACAAAGTGAGATTGATAATAATATTGCAGGTCTTAAAAAGAAATATCAGTACCGAGTTGATGAGAATGGTAAAGTATCTACTGGTGCATCTACCTTATTCTCTAGATCTAATGCTGATGTTCGTGTACCTAAGACTAAGGGTAGTCGTATTATTAATCCAGACACCGGGGAGGTATCTTATAAAATAGACCCCGATGCATATTATACAGACAAGAAAGGTAAGGAGAGGGTCCGTACTAAAATAAGTACCGCCATGATGGAAACCCCCGATGCTTACACTTTGGTCTCTAATGCTAACAATGTTAAGGAGAAAGCTTATGCCGACTATGCTAACAAGATGAAAGCCTTAGCTAATAGGGCCCGTAAAGAGATGTTAGCTACCCCTCGTCTTAAATACAGTAAGCAGGCGGAGTCTACATACTCTAATGAGGTGGCCTCCCTTAATGCTAAGTTAGCCCTAGCTGAGAAGAATGCGCCTAAAGAAAGGTTAGCTCAAGCTATTGCTAACACTAATGTCCAAGCTAAGTTAGAGTTCGACAAAGACATCACTAAGTCAGAAGAGAAGAAGATTAGACAACAAGCGATTACTATTGCTCGTGCTCAAGTCGGAGCTCAACGACATCCAATTGACATCACTCCTCGTGAATGGGAAGCGATTCAAGCTGGTGCTATCTCTGATACGAAACTAACTAAGATGCTTAACAACTCAAACATTGACAAGATTCGTGAGTATGCAACACCAAGAACCAGCAAACAACTGTCTCCTGCTAAAGTTAGCAAGATGTCCGCAATGCGTTCGTCTGGTTACACAACAGATGAGATTGCTTCAGCTCTTGGAGTTTCAGCATCGACAGTCATCAAGTACATCAAACAGAATTAGAAAGGAGAACTTTGAATGGCTAAATGTGCAATCACAACAATCGATAATCCTTATGATCCATTTGAACAGTTCGCTGATTGGTTCGCGTTTGATGAAGAGAAAGGTTATCACACAAGTTCGTACTTAAATCGTATAGCAAGAACTTCTGATGCTTTGACTGATGAAGAGAATGAAGCTGAGATTGAACGAGCAATCGACGAAATTATCATTGTTGATCCATTAAATATCTATAAGAAAGTAAAAATGGACGATGAAGGGTAATTCGAAACCCCGGGGGGGGGTCTCAAAATTTGCACCCCCTCCTGCATCGCCGCACTACTAAAAATTTCTCCGGGGGGACTTTTTTGGGAGACAATCCACTTTCCCATGGGTCCCACTCGGTAATATTTTACAGGTTTTCTGTAAAGTGTTCATTAAGGTTACACTGGTTGGTATGTTTTTTTAACTAATTAGCTCCCAAAGCAACATAATCCACCTTTATTAGTCTCCTAGATTTGTAAGAACCCAAATCTCCTTTCGCATTTTTGGCATTCCTTCTAGTGTAGCCCTAATGAGCACTTTACGAAACTATGTTCAAAGTCTATCAATAGTAACAGAAAGGAGGACTAATGATGGCTAAGACCAATTCGAAACTTACCGAGAGGAAGTCAAGACCAGCATTGACTCCTGAAGCGAGAGAGAACCAGATGATTGCTCTAGCAGTCGACCTTGCAGAACAACAACTCAGGGATGGTTCAGCGTCCTCGCAAGTTATTACTCACTACTTGAAACTAGCTTCGACTAAAGAACGGATAGAGAAAGAAATTCTTATGAAGCAGAAAGAGCTTATCACAGCGAAAACAGAGTCTCTTAAGTCTGCTAAGAAAGTTGAGGAGCTTTATGCTAGCGCGCTGGATGCTATGCGTGAATACGGTGGAGGTGGTCACTAATGACCATTAGACGATATTCCGAGCTCATCAAACTACCGACTTTCGAAGAGCGTTTCCGATACCTCAAACTAGATGGTGTCGTTGCTCACTCCACTTTTGGAGGAAGTCGATACTTAAATCAAGAGTTCTATAAATCTGCCAACTGGCTTGAAGTCAGAGACTTTGTTATCGTGCGTGACAACGGGTTCGACTTAGGTGTAGAGTTCGACGATTACCGGATTCCCGGAACTATAATCGTACACCACATGAACCCAATCACGGTTGATGACATTGTCAACCAGACAGAATTTTTATTGAACCCGGAATACTTAATCTCCACAAGATTGCGAACACACAATGCACTCCACTATGGAGACGAGAGTATTCTAAGACCAGCGTTCGTAGAGCGCAAACCATGGGACACATGTCCATGGAGACAACAAGGAGGAATGTAAATGACAACAGTTTATGAAATGAATGCTAGTGCTCAGTACTTAGCAGACAACGGTATCGGAGCTGACCACGACGGCTACTTCGGTTCTCAGTGCGTAGACTTAATCAACTACTTACTATACAAACACTATGGTATCGAATTAGCAGGTAACGCTATTGACCTATTGGACTCAGCAGCCGCTAAAGGATTAGAAGTAGTGTATGATGCGCCAGGGCTAATGCCTAAAGCTGGAGCATTTTTCGTAATGGAATGCTTTGCACACCCTTACGGACATACTGGTTATGTATACCAAGATTCAGATGGTTACACTATGTCAACTATCGAGCAAAATGTAGACGGTAACGCAGACTACCTAGAACACGGTGGACCTGCTCGCTACCAAACACGTAAGTTCGAAGAATCTTGGGGTAAAGTTATTGGATGGTTCTATCCAAACTACGACGAGTCAGTTCAAAATACACAAGCGCAATCATCAGCACCAGCTGCTGAAGGTAAACTTAAAGACGAAGATGGAACTATGGTTGTAACTGTATCCGCTGTTAACGTCCGTACAGCTCCATCTACATCAGCTGAAGTAGTAGCCGTTTACGACAACGGTGAAGAATTCCACTATGACTCAGTATATTCTGCTGAAGGATACATCTGGGTATCATACATTGGACAATCTGGCGAACGCCGTTACGTGGCTGCCGGAGTTGCCAACTCAAGCGGTAACGCTAACGTGGAACCTTACGGAACTTTCTACTAGGATGTGATTAAGGATGGTAGATCAAAATACAAATAGCATTCTAGACTCAACCAAGAAACTATTGAGTATTCCTGTGGAGAGTGACTACTTTGACCATGACGTTCTAACGTACATCAACTCAGCATTCTCCACACTGAAACAACTCGGTGCTAAGATTCCATCCGATTTCTACGTATCAGATTCGACTTCTACTTGGGACGATATTGGGGGCAACCCTGAAGTCGTTCCTCACATTAGAAGTTATGTATACTTGAAAGTTAGGATGATATTCGACCCACCAACTGGTGGAGTTAAAGAAGCCTACGAAAACCAACTAAAGGAACTCGAGTGGCGTATCAATTCCGAAGATGATATTCACAATAAGGGCGAAGGATTACCTTCCTCTAAGAAAGAATTACCGCCAGGACCTCCAGGACCTCAGGGTGAACAAGGACCACCAGGGCCTCCCGGACCACAAGGACCAATGGGACCTCCAGGACCTAAAGGCGCTGACGGACGTGACGGACTTCAAGGACCTCCAGGACCAAAAGGTGATTCCGGAGAACGAGGAGCTGATGGATTACCAGGACCTATGGGTCATCCCGGACCGAAAGGTGATCAAGGAGACCGCGGTGCTGATGGGCAACAAGGACCAGCCGGACCAATGGGACCTCCAGGACCTAAAGGTGACGCTGGTGAACGAGGACTCGACGGACAACCTGGACCAAAGGGTGAAGACGGTATTCAAGGACCTCCAGGACCGAAAGGTGCCGATGGACGAGACGGTCAAACCGGACCAATGGGACCTCAAGGTATTCAAGGACCTCCAGGGCCTAAGGGTGAAGATGGTCAGCCCGGTCCAAAAGGAGAGGACGGTCTGCAAGGACCTCCAGGACCTCCCGGACCACAAGGTGAACAAGGTCGACCAGGTACCGATGGATTAGACGGAGTCGCAGGACCAGCCGGACCAATGGGACCTCCAGGACCTAAAGGTGATAAAGGAGACCCAGGAGTTGGTGTACCTCAAGTACTATCACTATCTGGTAACACTCTATCACTATCTAATGGTGGTGGAACAGTCACTCTCCCAGCTTCAGGTCAAAATGGGCCAGCTACACCCACTACTTCATCTAGTGAGTTAAGTGGTAATGGTATTCCGGAAGGTAAAGTCGAAGGAACACTCGGTCAAACGTATGTAGATTTACGCAAGACCAATGGTGCCGTGAAATGGATTAAAACTACTAATTCGGGTATGACCGGTTGGGCTGTTCTATATGGTGATACTGGCTGGAAGACGCTAAACATTGTATCTAAACTCGGAGGGTCATATCTAAAAGTACGACGATTAAACAACCAAGTTTCATATCAATTCGGTGGACTCTCATGGGGTTGGTTTGGTATTGTGCGTCGTAACGGACCAGGCTATCAAGTACAACCTTCTGATAGAGAACGAAACGTATTCATCCTCGGATTACAAGGTATCCCGCTAGGATATCGTTCAGAGGGTTCATTAATTGGTCCTATCTATAACGATAAAGGTGTCCAATACGGAACTTGGTACTTAGGTGGACTTGGTGACAGTAACATGTTACGCTTCCAATTCACAGACCCAGTTCCTACAGACAGAGATATTGGTGATATTAGGGTCTCAACAATCTCTTACGTTACAAATGACCCTTGGCCAACAAATTAAGGAGGTGACGACATTAAATGAACAGTAATGAATTAAAGCACTATGGTATCCTTGGGATGAAATGGGGACGTCGTAAAGGCAAATCTGTCGTTTCGTCACCAGGGGGTAAACATCATGATTATTTGGAGGCTCATACTAAAGAGTCTTATAAATCTATGAGTACTAAGAAGCTCAAACAAATTAATGAGAGACTACAAGCTGAGAAGACTTACAAAGAACTTACTTCTAAGCAGAAGAAGAAGGGTAGCAACTGGGTTACCAATACCCTTAAGAATGTTGGTAGTCAACAATTAGGTAAAGTACTTAACAAGTATGTTGTTCCAGCAGCATTCTCATTTGTAGCTTCCGCAGCAGCTGCTTACGCAACTAGTGGTCGTGCCGGCGGTAACGGATATTCTAGAACTGTTAAAGCCGCTCGTAAAGCCTACACACAAAAACTACTAAACTAATATTACAAAGGTGGTAACAATACATGGTATTATCAAACACTGCTGTTCCAAAGTATTACGGGCAGTTTAGAGAGGCGGTTATGCGTGGCGATATCGCCGTTAACGAATTTATTTCGTTAGAGATGAACCGTATCGATGCTAACATAGCGAACCCCGGTATTTATTACGATGACGAAGCAGTTGAGGGTTTTATTAAGTATTGCGAAAACGAGTCGACATTAACTGACGGCCGAGATTTGACCCTACTGGATTCGTTCAAACTTTGGGCGGAACAACTTTACGGTTGGTATTATTTCGAAGAGCGAAGTGTATACGAACCAAATCCTGACGGTCACGGCGGTAAGTATGTAACTAAATCTTTCAAGAGAAGACTTATCAACCGTCAGTTTATTATCCTAGCTCGTGGTGGGGCAAAATCAATGTATGCCTCATTCGTTCAGAGCTATCACTTGAATGTCGACACGTCTACCACATTACAAGTAGCGACAGCTCCTACAATGCGTCAAGCTGAGGAGGTATTATCTCCGATTCGTACAGCTATTACTAGAGCGAAAGGTCCCCTGTTCAAATTCTTGACTGAAGGTTCACTACAGAACACCACTGGGTCCAGAGCTAACCGTGTTAAGTTAGCGTCAACTAAAAAAGGGATAGAGAACTTCTTAACTGGCTCAATGGTCGAAATTCGTCCAATGACTGTAGACAAACTACAAGGTCTTCGTAACAAGATTACGACAATTGACGAATGGCTCTCTGGTGATATTCGAGAAGACGTGTTTGGAGCTATCGAGCAAGGGGCGTCTAAGATTCCAGACTACGTAATTGTAGCAATTAGTTCAGAAGGTACCGTTCGTAATGGTATCGGAGACTCAATCAAAATGGAATTACTAGACATCTTGCGTGGTGACTATGTTCAACCGCACACATCTATCTGGTATTACAGATTGGATGACATTAACGAGGTAGCTCACCCTGAGATGTGGGTTAAAGCTAACCCGAATATTGGTAAGACTGTATCTTACGAAACTTACCACTTAGAAGTGGAGCGTATGGAGAAAGTTCCGTCAAGTCGTAACGATATTCTTGCTAAACGTTTTGGTATCCCAATGGAAGGATACACATATTACTTCACTTATGAAGAAACTATTCCGCATAGACCTAGAGATTATTGGCAAATGCCGTGCTCTATGGGAGTCGACTTATCTCAAGGGGATGACTTCTGTTCGTTCACTTTCTTATTCCCACTAAGCAACGGTGGGTTCGGAGTTAAGACTCGAAACTATATTTCTGAGTCAACTCTCATGAAACTCCCATCAGCTATGCGAGAGAAGTATAACGAGTTCCTAAACGAAGGAACACTTATTGTTATGGACGGAACTATCTTAGATTTAGATGCTGTCTATGACGACTTAGATGCTCATATTATTGAGCGAGATTACGACGTCCGTTCGGTCGGTTATGACCCATACGGCGCTCGTGAATTTGTTAAACGTTGGGTTAGTGAGAATGGTCAGTTTGGTGTAGAGAAAGTTATTCAAGGGGCTAAGACAGAAAGCATTCCTCTTGGAGAACTTAAGAAACTAGCCGAAGACCGACTACTGTATTTCGACGAACAAATGATGTCTTTCAACATGGGTAACTGCGTTATCCTACAAGACACAAACGGTAACAAGAAGTTATTCAAGAAGAGAAGAGACCAAAAGATTGACTCGGTAGCCTCAGCAATGGATGCTCTTGTTGCGTATAAATTAAATAAAGACGCATTCGAATAGGAGGTATATTATGTATAGAGATTACGATGAAGAACGTGATGACGAACTCTACCACTACGGTAAAACCGGCATGAAGTGGGGTCACCATATTTACGCTATGGCTAAAGCTACAGCTAAGAGAGCTGCTAGAAGTGCTAGTAAAAATATTAAGACAGGCGCCAAATATCTAGGCGATCATCCAGAGTTTGCATACGGCGTAGCCTTACCAGCAGCTGCATTTGCTGGACGAGCTACATATCAAGCTATTAAGAAACATAATCGTAACAAACGTCAAGACAAACAAGACAAAATGAAACGTACTCGTATTTACGACCGATCTTCTGGTAACTACTGGCATCTTAAGAAAGAACTTACTAACAAACAATGGTTAGAAGTAAACAAACGTAAGAAAGCTGGAGAGAAGACCGGTGATATTCTTAAGAGTATGAAAGTTCTTAAGAAGTAGGTGATTTTATGAATGATGAGTTGAAACATTTCGGCGTTCTAGGTATGAAATGGGGGAAGCGTAAAGCTAAACCGAAAACACCATCCAACCCAGTTGACATTACACTTTCTACTGATGGTCGCATATACCTTCATGATACTCCCGGTGTGGTTCTGCAATCTAACGGACCTTTGCGGAAACGTGACGTAGCAAAAATCAATAAGTATAGAGATAGAGGTCTAAGTACTATGGAAGCTATGTCTAAAGTAGGAAACATAGGAACCATGTCTTTTATTAAAGGTAAATCTACACCCACTGACAAACTTGAGGCCTATCGAAGATACTCTAAAGCCGTTAACAAATTCAATCATAGAGAGAGAACTAAAGCTTTAGGTTTTATATCTGGATTGTTAGGAGCATCAACCGCCTTATCTATAGCAGATGCTAATATAAACGACGCTAAAACAGCTGTATACGCTGGCGTTGGAGTAGCTGCTGTGGGTAGTATACTAGGGTACGCCGGTTCTAAGATTGCTCAAAAACGAAGTCTTAAGAGCGATAAGAGAATCTTAGATGATGTAGAACGACGTTATAAACGTGGTGAGATCCATGACATCGAATAGTCTCGAAAACGAATTACATCACTATGGTATTCCAGGTATGAAATGGGGAGTTCGGAAGTTTATTGAACGCCAAGAAAGAGGTAAGACTCACCGCGACCGTCTACGGAATAAGTATCTAGAAAAAGGATATTCTAAAGAAGAAGCCTCTAGAAGAGCTGCTAATCGTATCAGAACAGAGAAAGCTCTAGCTATAGCAGGAGGGGTCGCTCTTACCGCTGCAGCTGCATTTTACGCCCACCATAAGTACACTACAGACCAAGTGATATCTAAGAATGTCGACTTCCAAAAAATCATGCTACTACCTAAAGATGCTAAACCATCTGGTAACATGAAATATTTAGCATTCAAACGTGGAGATAAGAAGAAGTACGAAGGCACATATTCTCAAGCCCTATTAGCGAACAAGATGATGACGTTCTCAGATGATAAAGTCGCTAAAGTAACTACTAAATTCGAAAGAGATATTAAGATAGCATCTCCTAAGAGAGCTAGAGATACCTTTAAGAAGTTATATAACAACGATTCAGAATTTAGGAAGATGGTCGGCGATGTATCTGGACTTATTAACGAAGACCGAGATAGCGGAACCAGAAAACAGGCTAAGGCTTTTAAAGCCCTAGAGAAAATAGTCAAGGGTAAGAGTAAAAACTTCCATGGTAAAGCCTATGACGGATTTAATACAGCTCTAGTAGGCCAAGGTGATAAATTCGATAAGATTCGTGATAAATATTACGCAGAACTTAAGAAGCAAGGTATTGACGCTATTGTAGACCGTAACGACAAAGCTCTAAGCGGTTATAAGACTAAGAAACCTATAATCATGCTCGGAGAAGTAGCTGCTAAGCACACCGTTAAGGAGATGTCTGCCCCAGAGATTGTCGCTAAAGGAATTCGAGAAGAACTCAAGACAAAGGGTAAACAAATCGTTAAGTATATAGCTGCTCCATATGCGGCGTATAAAGCTACTACTCAAGCTATGGAAGAATACGATAGACAAACGTCTAAACGTTCTAAAAACAAGACTAAACATAAATAGGAGGTGTGAGTGTGAACGAAGAATTAAAACACTATGGAGTCCTCGGAATGAAATGGGGCATTTCCAGAAGTAAAGAAGTTCGAGGTGTTAAGAAAGCTTATAAAAACCAGAAACGAGACATTCGCTACAACCGTGCTCATGAGTACGACAAATTAGATAATAAATGGCTCGCTGATGCTCATAAAGCTGAACAAAAAGGAAAATCGTATAAAGAAGCTAGTGATAAGTGGGATGGGGCCTACAAAAAATTACACGCTAAATACGAGACTAAAAATAAGCAAGTTGATTCTCAATATAAGAAAGACCTAGCTGCAGCTAAAGAGAAAGCCGCTGACCGATTATTTAGAGACGGAGATTCAGATCGTAACCATAGAATTGCCAATATGAACTTAGGTAAAGCTCTATTACAATCATTCTTAATGGGTTCATATGGAGCTAAGAAGTATAACCAATACAGATCTAAAGATCAAGGACGACTTAAATCAGGAGTTAAAGGATGGTTATGGGGAGGAGCTAACGCTATTGGCTACCAAATCCCAACTAGTGTATCTAACGGTAGATTCGCCGCTAACTACACTAAAGATGTGGTTAACAACAATCCTCAATTACGTAAACTTAAAGACAACGTAAAGAATAGTCCACAGGTTCGTAAAGCTCAAGACAAAGTCAACGAATACAAGTCTAAACTTAAAAAGAAAGTATCCAGATAGGAGATTAAATCAAAATGGAAGAATCATTCGGAAGTAGATTAAAGCATGCGTGGAATACGCTGCTGAATAAAGACCCGACGATGGAATACAGAAACGATTTAGGTATCTCATATTCGTATCGTCCAGACAGACCACGATTAACTCGCGGTAATGAGCGTTCTATAGTTACAGCTATCTACAACAGAATTGCTCTGGATGTGGCATCTATCAAGATTAAACATGTTAGATTAGACGAGAACGAACGTTATGTCGACACTATGCCGTCTAAACTAAACCAGTGTTTCTCAGTGGAAGCCAACATCGACCAAACTGGACGTGCTCTAATGCAGGACGTTATCATGTCTATGCTTGACGAAGGTGTTGTGGCAGTAGTCCCAATCGATACTGATACAGATATTTACAAACCCGGAACTTTCGACATCGAGACTATGCGAACTGCTAAAATTCTAGAGTGGTACCCAAGACATGTTAAGTGTCGTATCTATAACGACCGAACAGGTAACCACGAAGAATTGACACTACCTAAGAGTTCTATTGCTATTATTGAAAATCCACTTTATGCAGTAATGAACGAACCTAACTCAACTCTTAAAAGATTGATTAGAAAACTAAGTTTATTAGACGTTGTGGATGAACAAACTAGCTCTGGTAAATTGGACATGATCATTCAATTGCCTTATATTGTTAAGACCGAAGCTAGACGTAAACAAGCAGAAGAACGTCGTAAACTAATCGAAGACCAGTTAGCTGGTTCTAGATACGGTATCGCGTATACCGACGGTACTGAGCGTATTACGCAACTTAACCGCTCAGTCGAAAACAACCTCATGACTCAAATCGAATACTTGACTAAGATGTTATACAGCCAACTTGGGATTACCCAATCAGTTTTAGAAGGAACCGCAGATGAGAAGACTATGTTGAACTATTATACTCGTACAATCGAGCCTATTATCTCAGCAGTGGTCGACGAATTCAAACGTAAATTCTTGACTAAGACGGCTAGAACACAGCGTCAATCGATTGAGTTCTTCAGAGATCCGTTCAGACTTGTTCCTGTTTCTGAATTATCTAACATTGCTGATAAGTTTACTCGTAACGAAGTTATGTCTTCTAACGAAGTGCGACAAATCGTTGGACTTAAACCATCTAGCGACCCAGCAGCAGATGAATTACGTAACAAGAACTTAAATCCGACCGCTGGAGCTGGAATGCCGCCAGAAGATCAATACTATGACGAGGAGGGAAGTCAAAATGAAGTATGACTTTAGTGGATGGGCGTCTCGAAACGACTTAAAGTGTTCAGATGGCCGTACCATTAGACGTGACGCTTTCAAGGACTGTAACGGTAAAAAGGTTCCTTTAGTGTGGATGCACAAACACGACGATGTCGAGAATGTGTTAGGACACGCATATTTGGAAAACCGTCCTGAAGGTGTTTACACTTACGCTGTATTTAACCAAAGTGCAGCTGGTCAGCGTGCGAAAGAAGCAGTTCGTCATGGAGATGTTACTGCGTTATCTATCTACGCTAACAAACTAAAACAAAACGGAGGCGACGTGTTACACGGCAACATCCGTGAGGTGAGCTTAGTATTAGCTGGAGCTAATCCTGGAGCTTATATCGAAAACGTAAGTCTCGCACACGGCTCCAATGCTGATGGCGAGTTCATTCTTTATACAGGAGATGATATTGTGATTAATGACAACAATCAAGAGTTCGAATTAATGCACGAAGATAAAGGTGGCAAAACTATCCAAGATATCTTCGATACGTTAAATGAAGAACAACAAGAAGCAGTATATGCACTTATCGGTATGGCATTAGAAAACCAAGGTAAAGAAATGCAACATGCTGATGAAGACGAAGATGGCGACTTAGAGTACATCGAAGACGAAGTAGAGTTACCTGAAGACGCTTCAATCGAAGACGTATTAGACACTCTAACACCACAACAACAAGATGCAGTCTATGAACTAGTAGGCGAAGCAGTTCAAGGAGGAATTGAAGAAATGAAACACAACTTATTCGAAAACGACAACATGCAAGAGCAAAACGTATTATCTCACGATGATATGCAAGAAATCTTAGCAGACGGAAAACGCTACGGAAGCTTGAAAGAGTCATTCTTAGAGCACGGTGTAACACACATCGACTACTTATTCCCAGAAGCTAAAACATTAAACAATGTTCCTGATTTCATCTCTCGTGATATGGGATGGGTTAAACGCGTTATGAACGGAGTTAAACGCTCACCATTCTCTCGTGTTAAATCTTTATTCGCGAACATTACTGAAGACGAAGCTCGTGCTCGCGGTTATATTAAAGGTAAACTTAAAAAAGAAGAAGTATTCACACTATTGAAACGTTCTACTTTACCAACAACAATCTATAAAAAGCAAAAAATTGATCGTGACGACATGATTGATATCACAGACTTCGACGTAGTAGCATGGATTAAAGGCGAAATGCGTTTAATGTTAGACGAGGAAATCGCTCGTGCTATCTTAGTTGG